CAACAACATTCATCAGATTGTCGCCAGAACCAATAGAGATAGGCCCGGTTTCGGCATAGGGAGTGCTTGAGCCGTAACTGTAGCCGATCTCATGCTCGTATAGCTCACCATCGCTTGCAATGAACATTGGGTAACGGAACACGCCGCGATCAACGCCAGCGGTGCGATCCATTTCGCCTGTGATCCAGATATTTTCGACAAAGTCATATGCAACGTAGCGGTCGCACTCAATGCTGTCTGCGCTTGGATAGAACCACCAGATTTCATTCCACGCGCTATTAACCACGCAAGACACTTTTGAGCGCTGATCCTTGTTAATATCGCTGAATACATAGTCAGCCACATCACACGGGACGCTCTGAACCCTGCCGCCAGAGTAAACAAAGAAGCCACGCAAACCCATCCAGATCACGCCGTTATCAACAGAAGCCGCCGCACGGGGCGCTATAAGCCCACAGGAGTTGCCAACGCGCTCCACTCCATAAACAAACGGCGGGCCTGAGTAAGTCAATGTGTGGGCGTCTTCTGTGGTCAGAATGAGCGACTGGCCCCGTGTGCGCAGCCCAGCCAAAATAACGCCGTTGGTTTGCAGGTTTATGTCACCAGCTTCGTTTGTAGCTGCGGGGGTCCAAGTTGTGTTATCTTCTCTATCCGACCACTGGACCTTGCGAGGATCGTCGCCAGCGCCGAAGCATACAACAAAGCGCTCTTCTGTCACCATCATGCCGGTGCAATCTGTGGGGGCGTTTGCAATAAGGGCGGCGTCCGTTGCGACATCATTCCGCCACTCGTATAGCTTGCCGTCATCGTATGACATTGCCAGCAAATACTCTCCCCAATTCTCCAAAGACCAAGTCGTGGCCGGGAGGATGGTTTCAGTGTCAGCGCGTGGTATGCCATATTCTTCGTTGCCGTAAAACCCGCCGCCATATGCAGTGTTGATATTTGCGTCCACGCGACCAGCGGTGAGGCCAGCCGGTGTAATGTCACTCACAGTGCCATTTGCGTTGATAACATACAGGCTATTGTATGTACCCGCCGCCACCAGCCGCAATCCGTCATTCTCTTCCCACGCAAGCATGGATCGGGCAACGCCGTTAAGATCAACAGATGCTCTCTGCCGCCATCCACCAACAGGACGCAGAGCATCCTCATGCCAGCGGACGAGGTTAATGTCCCGCCAGCGGCCCTGAGACATAAGGTCAGTGCCGTTGCGATACTGGCCAGCGGGGAGTTTGAGCGGAATTAGAGGCATGGTTTCGCCTTATGTTTTTACTATGAGCTTTGTAGCAGATATTGCCGTTCCCGCCAAGACGCTTGGGTCGGCGGGGGTCTCGCTTAGAGTGCCATCTGTCTGGACGTAATACTGCTGCCCAGCGGTGAGGCTTAGTTGGTTTGTGGATACAGTGCCTACGATGTCAACGGTTGCATTGTCGCCATCGGCTACTTCTGCTCTGGTGACGTTTGTATATCCTGTTTGAAACACGACCGAGGTTCCGTAGCTGGAGTTGCCACCGTCTCTATAACTTATAATTATTTTTCCTGCACTAGAGTCATACACAGAAGTTGTACGGGATACGGAGCTTGTATCAAATACAGAAGGCGATTCAAATGTAATAGAACTTCCAGACACAGCGCCCACAACTACGCTGCCCTTGTTGGAGTCCCCAGCATTTGGGTAGGCAATAACAACTCTATTTGCGGTAGCATCATAAGACGGTCCAAGCGTTTGCTCAGTTGAGGCGGAATTAAAAACAACCTCTGACCCAAAGCTAATAGAAGTACCACTAACGGCACCTACAACAGCAGTGCCGTAAAGAGAGTTTTCACCATCAACGTATGCAACAACCACCTTACCTGCACTAGAGTCATACGTTGCACCTACATAATAAGATTGCGCACTCGCAAAAGTAGTTGCTGAACCAAAACTAATTGACGTTCCGCTGACCGTTCCAACAATAGCCTTGCCGTAGTCGGATTCTCCAACATCTCTGTACGCAATAACAACCTTGTTGTTAACAGAGTCAAATACAGTTGCGGTATTGGATAGACTGGTGCTTGAAGAGGAAAAAACAACCTCGCTACCAAAGCTGATAGACGTACCACTTACTGTACCAACGATAGCCGTCCCATAGTTTGAGTTTGCACCGTCTCTATAAACAACAACAACTTTGTCGGCGCTGCTGTCGAAAGTTGCCGAAACGTCATATGTAGTAGCACTCGCAAAAGTAGTTGCTGAACCAAAACTAATTGACGTTCCGCTGACCGTTCCAACAATAGCCTTGCCATAATCTGAATTACCGTTGTCCCTAAAAACAACAACAACTTTTTCCGCTGTTGCTTCGTAGGTAATAGCAACGCTATAAGTGTTTCCCGTTTCAAAAACTACGGGAGTGCCAAAGCTGATAGAGGTGCCACTGACAGTGCCTACAACTGCGGTTCCTCTGTTGCTATTGCCTTGGTCTCTGTAAGCTAACACTAATCTATTTGCAGCGGCATCATATGTAGAAGACAAATTAACAATAGAGGCACTTTCAAAAACCGCAGGGGTTCCAATCTCCTGCTCTGCGCTACCCTCCACCGCAACCACCCCACCAGACATGCCGATGTAGTTCTCAGAGGTGAGGTTGGTGGAGGCGTTTTGAAGCACATTAGCTTTGCCGCTTGCGCTATCTTTTTGGTAAGAAATAACTATTTTGTTATTTGTCGAATCAAATACTGCCGATTGATATGAAGGGCCATACGAGTCAATTTGAAATGACGGGTCAAAGGTAATGGACGTCCCAGAAACGACTCCGACGACAGCGGTCACAGCTTGCGAGGCAACGTAAGCAATGACAATTTTGTTAGTTGATGAATCAAATGCTACCGAAGGCCTAACTGGAGAAACATCTTCAAAAATAACAGGCGTTCCAAAGCTAATTGACGTGCCGCTTACAGTGCCTACAATCGCAGTGGATTTATTAGTGCTATTTTTCCGGTACGCTGCAACTACTTTGCCATTTGTTGAGTCAAACCCGATCCCTATACTGTCAACACTTGAGTCCATAGACGCAACAGAACCGAAGGAAATGCTTGTACCGCTTACCGTCCCAACAATAGCTTCAGCGTTGTTGGAGTAGGGCCATGCAATAACAACCTTATTGTTGGTCGAATCAAATGTTGAAGAAATGGGGCCAATGCCTACACTTCTAAACACAACGGGCGTTCCAAAACTTATGGAGGTGCCGCTTACGGTTCCGACAATTGAAACCGAGTAATAAGAAGTTCCGGGGTCTTTGTATGAAATCACAACTTTATTATTACTGCTGTCAAAGACAGTTGATATATTGTCTACGTTTGCCGACGAGTCAAAGACCACCGGAGTGCCAAAGCTAATAGAGGTTCCAGAAACAGTACCTACAATTGCATAGCCTTGGTTGGGGCTTTCAGGCCTATAGCCAATAACAACTTTGCTGCTATTTGAATCGAAGGTAACGTCAGCACTGGAGACAGAACTGCTCACAAATGTTACGGGCGTCCCAAAGCTGATAGACGTGCCACTAACCGTTCCAACTACAACTCTCCCGTAATTTGCATTTCCACTATCTCGAAATATGATTACAACTTTTCCGATTGAAGAGTCAAAAGTTGACTTTACAAACTCGTTGACACCTGCCGACTCAAACTCAGATTGAGTACCTAATGTTTGGCTAGAATTCGCAATAACACTTACAGTGCCATCACTGTTCACAATAACAGGTTGGCCGCTTGGCAGTGTACCAGATGCAACGGCCTTGAGCTTACCGCCCTCTTGCTTCGGAATGGTATCTAGTGCCATGTCTTAGCCCTTCACGATAAGTTTGGTTGCAGCTACAGCAGTGCCAGCGAATACACTTGGATCTGCTGGTGTTGTACCCAACGTGCCGTCCGCCTGGACGTAGTAACTCTGACCTGCGGTCAAGCCAGATTGGTTCTCGTCTACAGCGCCCTTGATGTTGATCTTAGCGCCTTGGCCATCAGGTGCGCCTGTAGCGGCTATGCCGATGTAGCTGTCTGCATTGGTGAATGGTGGCGAAAACACTGAGGACTGCCCCTGCTGCGAATCTGTGAGGTTTCGATACGCCAAAACAAGTTTGTCGTTGTTGTCGAACGCACCAACTGTTTGATCTATGTTTTCTGATGAAATCGCAGAAGAGCTTCCAAAAGAAACATCCGTGCCGCTTAAAGTTACAGGGTAGATATCTACCCCGTAAACAATAAAGAACTTATTGCGACTGCTGTCAAAAACAACGCTGTCAACAGCTTTAACATCTGTAGTAAATTGTGTGCCTGCGCCAAAGCTAACCGAAGTTCCACTTACAGTTATGGATATGGCCTTGCCGTCATACGGCGATACGTTATTCCGATAACCTATAACACCCTGTCCAGTGCTGTCATTCATAGCCAGTATTCTATATGTGCCGCCAACACTCGATGATACAGGTGTCCCAAAACTAATAGACGTACCACTGACAGTGCCGACTACGGCTTCTATAATATTTGAAATTCCATACGCTATAACAATTTTATTGTTAGTGCTGTCAAACGCAGGAGACGTGGAATAAATGCCGCTCGATTTGAAAACTGCCGCCGAACCAAAGCTAATTGACGTGCCGCTTACTGTGCCAACAGCAGCCGTTCCAGCCTTAGAGCTATTATCATTACTCCAAATAGCTACAACCTTATTGCTGTTACTATCGAAGACAGAGCGGACATACTCCACCCCGCTTGACTGAAAGCTAGCTTTAGTACCAAAACTGATAGATGTTCCACTAACCGTGCCGACAACTGATTTGCCGTTGCCTGATGCACGATACGTTAAAACAACCTTATTATTGCTACTATCAAAAACAACAGTGGTGTCCTCCGTACCAGAACTTTCTGCAACAACTGGCGTACCAAAGCTAATAGACGTTCCGCTTACGGTTCCAACAGCAACAGTGGCGTAGTTAGTGTTGTTGAGGTAAGCAACCGCAACTTTGTTATTGCTCGTATCAAAAGTCGCAGACGGCTTCTGTATGGACGTTGTGGAAAAAACGGCTTCCGACCCAATACTCCCGGAACTCCCCTCAACAACACTCACAGTTCCATCGGAGTTCACAACAACAGTGTCACCAGAAGCTAACGCACCACTGGCAACGGCCTGTACTTCTCTCGCTTTTCCAGCGTTACCAATGATGCGCATTTAGATTATTCCTCGTCGTCGAGTGTCGGGTCTACCCAGTCAGGGTTCAAGGTCCAAGTTGTTCCGTCAAAGAAATACTTGTTGCCAGACCAATCGTCTGGGGCGTTTGTCACGTTGTCAGTGACGGTCACTGTGGTGCTGTTCAAGTCACCAATGATGAACTGTGCAGGATCACCCACTGTGATGTTATCAGCAGTAGCAGTGATGGTCACATC